CAAGGTCAGCATCACCGAAGAAGCCACCATCGAGTCGGCCGCAAGCGGTGTGTTCCGCAGCCAAGACGGAAAGACGGTGACCGTGGTCAAGGGCATCGTGACCAAGATTCAGTAAAGGCCGCTTCTACAGGCCGAAGGCGGTGGCGCAACGCGCATCACCGCCGACCATGAAGGCATGGAACATGCCTTGACCACCTTCGCCGCAACTGCGCGCGCATTCGCCAACGGTGATGCGCTGTGATCGGCATGGACGTCCACACCGGCAAGCGGATCGATGGCGAGGCGCACCTCGCCCAATCCATCGCCGACATTCTGACCACGCCCATCGGCTCGCGCATCGAGCGCCGCGATTACGGCTCACTGATTCCTGAGCTGATCGACCAGCCATTCAATGCGATGACGAAGCTGCGCCTGTTCGGTGCGGCTGCAACGGCGTTGATGCGTTGGGAGCCGCGCATACAGATCACACGCCTGTCACTCCCCGGCGCAGACGTCCACGGCGCAGCCGAGTTGGTAGTCGAAGGCCGCCTGACGCAAGCCGGTATCGCCGGCCCCGCCCGCATCACCGTCCCCCTGCGCGCAAGCGCCCACTGAATCAGGAGCATTCCCAGATGGATATCTACCATCACGGCGTCCGCGTCATCGAGATCAACGGCGGCGCCCGCCCCATCCGCACGGTGGCCACCGCTGTCGTCGGCGCAGTCGTCACGGCCGAGGATGCAGACGAAGCCACGTTCCCGCTCAATACCCAAGTTCTTCTGACGGACGTGGTGGGGGCGATCCCCAAGGCAGGCACCAAGGGCACTTTGGCCGGTGTACTGAAGGCCATTTCGGATCAGGCCAATCCGCCGACCGTGATCGTGCGCGTGGAAGAGGGTGCGGATACGGCCGATACGATCAGCAATGTGATCGGCACCATCGTGGACGGCAAGCGCACAGGCCTGCAGGCACTTCTCGCTGCCGAAGCAGTTGTCGGCGTGAAGCCGCGCATCATCGTGGCGCCGGGGTTGGACTCGGAAGAAGTCACCGTCGCGTTGGGGGCGGTTGCAAAGAAGCTGCGCGCCATCAGCTATGCCGGCGTGGGCGCGGACAAGACGTTTGCCGAAATGATCACCTATCGCAAGAAGTTCGGTGATCGTGAGCTGATGCTGATCTACCCGGACTTCCTCGCGTGGGATGTCACAGCCAAAGCCAGCAAGGTCACCTTCGCCACGGCCCGTGCAGCAGGCCTGCGCGCGAAGATCGATCAGGAACAGGGCTGGCACAAGTCCATCTCGAACGTGCCCGTCTTGGGCGTGTCCGGAATCAGCGCCGACGTGCATTGGGATCTGCAGGATCCGGACACCGATGCCGGCCTGCTCAATGCCAACCAGATCACCACGCTGATCAGCTCCAAGGGTTACCGCTTCTGGGGGTCGCGTACCTGCAGCGAAGATCCGTTGTTCGAGTTCGAGACGGCCACCCGTACTGCGCAGATCCTTGCCGACACCATTGCCGAAGCAATGATGATCTACACGGATAAGCCGCTGCACCCGTCTATTGTCAAAGACATCCTGGAGTCGATCAACGCCAAGTTCCGCGAGCTGAAGGCCGGCGGATACGTCATTGATGCCACCGCCTGGTACGACGAAAGCGCCAATAGCAATACCCAGCTGGCAGACGGCAAGTTGGCCATCGACTACGACTACACCCCGGTGCCGCCGCTGGAGAACCTCACGCTGCGTCAGCGCATCACCAACCGCTATTTCTCTGACTTCGCCTCGCGCGTCGGCGCCTAAAGGAACCTCCCATGGCACTGCCAAGAAAACTGAAGAACCTCAACCTGTTCAACGACGGCGAGAGCTATGTCGGCCAGATCACTGAGTTCAAGCTCCCGACGCTGACCCGCAAGTTCGAGGAATACCGTGCCGGCGGCATGGGCGGCCCGATCAATATCGACCTGGGCGGCGAATTGATCGAAGCCGAATGGAAGTGCGGCGGCTTTATGCGGCAGGTGTTGCGGCAGTTCGGCGCCGTCCGCCACAACGCCGTGCAGCTGCGCTTTGCCGGGGCCTACCAGCGCGAAGACACCGGCGAGGTGGATTCCGTCGAAATCGTCATTCGCGGGCGCCACAGCGAGATCGACCCCGGCACCGGCAAGGTCGGCGATGACACCGAGTTCAGCGTCAAGACGTCGGCAAGCTACTACAAGCTGTCGATCAACGGCCGCGTTGAGATGGAGATTGACCAGGTCGGCATGATCTTCATCGTCGACGGTGTGGATCTGCAGGAAGCCCACCGTCGCGCCATCGGCGTGTAACCCACTCGCCCGGCCGATTGGGGCCGGGCTCTTCGCAGAGAGAAATAGAGCATGAGCAAGAACACGAAGCTGGACACCGATGCCGCAACCGATCAGGCGCACCCGCCGGGCGTGGTGCCCTTGGAGCATCCCATCCAGCGCGGTGACCAGGTCATCGACAAGGTTGCCTTGCGCAAGCCCGATGCCGGAAGCCTGCGCGGCATCAAGCTGATGGATCTGCTGCAGATGGACGTTACCTCCGTGAGCACCCTGCTGCCGCGGATCACCACGCCGATCCTCACCCCGCACGATGTGGCCAAGCTCGATCCGGCCGACCTGGTGTCGATCAGCACCGAGCTGCTGACTTTTTTTCTGAGCAAGGCGACGCGGGAATCCCTGCCCGCGTAGAGGACGCAATGGCCGACATCGCGGTAGTGCTGGGTTTCAGCCTGACCGAGATGTCGGCCATGTCCCTGTCTGAACTGGTTGAGTGGCACGAACGTGCCCGCGTGAGAAGTGGAGCCCAGCAGTGATACAGTCCGCCCATGGCAACGTTCATCCTCTCTTTGTTCGCCCTGGCACTGCTGGCAATCCTGTTTGCGGCCGTCGTTTGGGCGTTCAGCGCCGTGGCGCGCTTTCTGGTAGCCCTGCTTCCGTCCGACACGGAACGCACCGCACCCTGAGTGACTTCCGGGCTGTCGTCGCATGAGCGGCGGCAACCTTCGACTGCAAGTTGTCCTGCAGGCACTCGACCAAGCAACCGCCCCGTTCCGCAAGATCATGGCCGGCAGCAAGGGCCTGACGTCCGCACTGCAGGCGCAGCAGGCCACCCTTCGCCGACTCAATGCCGCCCAACGTGATGTAAGCGCATTCCGGGCGCAGCAAGAGGCCACACGCGGCACCGCTGCAGAACACCTGAAGGCACAAGAGCGGGTGCGGCAGCTTGCCGCGCAAATCGCCGCCACCGCCCAGCCATCGCGCAAGCTCAACAACGAGTTCAAGCAGGCCAAGCACACCGCTGGTCAGCTCAAAGCGCAGCACAAGCAACAGGCCACCGAACTGCAGCGCCTGCGCTCGCGTCTGGAAAGCGCAGGCGTCAGCACCCGGCAACTGAGCAGCCATGAGCGACGGCTGCGTGGCGACATCGCCGCCACAACCGCCCAGATGGATTCCCAGCGCAGGCGCTTGGCCAAGCTGGACGACGCCATGGCGCGTAGCAAACGGATCCACACGGCAGGCATGAATGCTGCGGCACACGGCGCCGGCATGGCCTTTGCTGGTGCCGGTGCGCTGCGCGTGGAAATGTTCCCCATCAAGCAGGCCATGACCTTCGAGTCGGCGATGGCCGACGTGAAAAAGGTCGTGGACTTCGATACGCCTGCGCAATTCGCGCAGATGGGGCGCGACGTAGAGGATCTGTCGCGCCGCCTGCCGTTGGTGCCGGCGGACATTGCCAAGATCGTGGCCGCTGCGGGCCAGGCGTCAATCCCGCGTAAGGAGCTGCTGGCCTTCGCCGAAGACGCGGCGAAGATGGGCGTAGCGTTCGACACCACCGCCGAAGATGCTGGCCAGACGATGGCCACCTGGCGCACCGCCTTCCGCATGGGCCAGCAAGAAGTGGTCGTGCTGGCCGACAAGATCAACTATCTGGGCAATACCGGCCCGGCCAGCGTCCAGAAAATCAGCGAAGTGGTAAACCGCATCGGTGCCTTGGGCGAGGTTGCCGGGCTGGGCAGCGGCCCCATCGCGGCACTCGGTGCGACGGTGGCGGGCATGGGCATCGAGTCCGAAGTGTCGGCGACCGGCATCAAGAACATGCTGCTGACGCTCGCAGCGGGCGATGCGGCAACAAAGCGGCAGGTCGAGTCCTTCGACAAATTGGGGCTCAATGCCAGCTCCATGGCCAAGGCCATGCAGGACGATGCTGGTGGCGCCATCCTGTCGGTGTTGGAGAAGCTGCAGCAGCTGCCAAAGCATGAGCAGGCGGCGACGATGACCGCACTCTTCGGCCGCGAGTCCATCGGTGCAATCGCCCCGCTGCTGACCAATTTGGAGCTGCTGAAAACCAACTTCGATAAGGTCAGCGACGCGCAGAAATTCGCGGGCTCGATGGGCGACGAATACGCCGCGCGCGTGGCCACATCCGAGAACGCACTGCAGCTGCTGAAGAACGAAGCCCTGGTGACTGCTCAGTCCATCGGGCAAACGTTGTTGCCCGAGTTCAAATTGTTGGTTGAGCGCACCGCGCAAGTGGTTGGACAGATCACCGAGTGGATCCGCGCCAATCCCACGGTGGTAGGGGCTATTGCCAAGATGGTCATCGCAGGTACCTCGCTGGTCACCGTGCTGGGTGGCCTGTTGGTGGCCGGCGGTGTCGGCGCCA